CAGCACATAATTAGGGCTTTCGCAATTGCGCGATGGCCCTTGTCTTGGGATTTTGCGATTTCTTTGATGATATTAGAGAATTCGACGGGGAAAGCTGCGGTGTTGAATTCCATGATGCACTCCTATGGACGTTTGACTATAGCGCACTACACACTGTAATACGCTATAAAAAACGCCCTTGCGACGGCCTTATAGATTTAGGCCCGCGGGTAAGTTAGGCTGTCGCGGCCCCTTTTCCACCCGCGCCACTATGGGCGCGATGCTCACCCGCTACTGGCAGTCACGCCAGTCCCATGCAATGCATGGCGCGCTTGCCTTATCCCTGTGGGGGGCCTAGTGTCCCAGGCTGCCGAATGCGCGATTCCTCGCGCGCAGCTATTTGCAAGTCACGGGGTAGTTTTACTCCAGACGTGCCCAGGTCGAAAGGTATAACGATGTAATGCTTTACCCTATTGTGCTGCTTGTTGTATTTTTGTTCTTTCACCTTAAGTGGGTTTGCTACTTTTTTTGCTACATGGCGCGGGGGGGGGGGGTGGGACCAACGACCGAGCGGCCCCCCACCCCCTTTATGGGTTGCTCAAACACGAAACCCCAAAATCTTGACATACACAAAATCTACACATACAATCCAACCCTATAAAGTCCCAACCGGAGGTTCTATGAAGCAAGCCCCCACTACACAAGGTAAACGACGCCGAAACTTCTACCTACCCGATGTACTCATGGCGGAAGTAGAGGCTATTGCGGAAAAGCAAGGCGTGACGCTGACAGACGTGCTTCGGCGGGCGCTAGAAGCTTATGTCGCTGCATGGAAGGCGAAGCATGGAACTTGAGTTTTTACCCGCTGACTGGAACCCAAAGTCTCTTACGCAGATACCTGCGGAGATGGTGCTAGCTCTCGCACAAGGCTTAGAAGACCCGGAAGTTATTGCGGAGCGTTGCGGGTTTACGCCGGAGCAATGGGAAAAGTTAAAAGATTACAGGCCGCTGCAAATTGCAGTGGCCGCTAAAAAAGCCGAGCTAGAAAGAGATGGCTGGATCGTCCGGCAAAAAGCTGCAATGGGCGCGGACATGCTGCTAGATCAGCTTATTGTTCAGTCCATGAGTAACGAGACAAGTCTTGGTGCTAAACTGGAAGTGTTCAAGACCTTGGTAAAAGTAGGGAATCTTGAGCCTAAAGAAGAAAAAGCCCCGCCCCCCGGGTCGTCGTTTCAGATTCAAATCAATTTGGGCGGTCAAAGTCTTCAAATCACTGGCCAGCACGGCGCTGGTGACACGATAGAAGCAGAATAATTTATGCGTGTTTACACACCTACAAAAATTCAAGAAGCATTTATGCTAGACCCGTCTTATGTGCGGGTGTTGGTTGGCCCTGTAGGTAGCGGTAAAAGCGTGGCGTGTGTGCATGAACTGTTGCGCTTGGCGTGTGGGCAGGCTCCAAATGCCGAAGGTGTTCGCCGTTCTCGCGCGCTAGTTGTCCGCAACACGGCGGACCAGTTGGCGCTAACAACCCGCAAGACCGTATTTGACTGGTTACCACCTGGCAAAGCGGGCTTGTGGAAGGCAGTAGAGAAAACGTTTGTGGTGCAGGCGGTGCTGCCTGACGGTACCAGGGTAGAGTCTGAGTGGTTGTTTGTACCTCTGGATACACCGGACGACGTGCGCAGGGCGTTGTCACTTGAGGCGACGTTTTTATGGGGAAACGAAGCAAGAGAGCTGCACCCGAAAGTTGTTGATGGGCTGTTGTCGCGATTGGACCGTTATCCAAGCGCTAAAGACGGCGGCCCCACGCGGTCGTGCGCTATTTTTGATACCAACCCACCCGACGTGGAGACGTGGTGGCATGACAAAATGGAAAACCCGCCAAGTAACTGGAAGATATTTAGGCAGCCACCGGCGATTCTTAGACCCGACGAGTACGCTGCCAGGTTTGGTGAGTCGCCGGAGGAAGTTTATTTGGATAAAGACGGCAATGAATGGTGCATAAATCCACAGGCAGACAACTACGACAACTTGTCCAAGAGGTATTACCCTAACTTGATCCCTGGTAAAACTGACGATTGGCTGCGGGTTTACTTGCGCGCGGAGTACGGGAGGTCGTTGTCTGGTACGCCGGTTTATGAGAAAAGTTTTACGCCGGATTTTCATATCTCAAAAGAAAGTTTGAAGCCGATACGGGGAGAGGCGTATCCGGTGTTTATTGGAATTGACTTTGGGCGCACTCCAGCAGCGGTGTTTAAGCAGCGCGACCCCCGCGGGCGCATCCTGACTCTAGGCGAAGTAACCGCAGAGAATATGGGGGTGGAAACATTCATTCGCACAAAACTCAATCCCTACATTGCCAACCGGTTTCAAGGTTGTACGTTTGTTTGTGCTCCCGACCCGGCGGGATTTGCCAAACAGCAGCTCAACGAAATGACGCTGGTAGACGCGCTCAAGCAAGCAGGGTTTAAGTGTGTGCGCCCGCCAACAAACGATCCGATAAAGCGCATACAGGCGGTGGAGAGGCTGTTGTTGTTGCAGATAGAAGGAAAGGCAATGTACTTGATTGACCCGTCTTGTGAAATGTTGATTAAGGGTTTCAAGTATGGCTACAAATATAAAATCCGCCGTAGTGGAGAAATTGAAGACCACCCAGAGAAGAACATTTACTCGCACGTTCACGACGCTAACCAGTATGCGGACTCAGTGATTGACTTAAGTGTGCGCGGCCAGGCTTTGCAGCGCGGTAGAAGAGAGATTAAGAAGGTGCTCTATACTTATTGAGACTAAAGTGCTATAGTATAAGAAGCACAGTTAGATTATCGTCAAGGACACGTTATGCAGCTTGGTCTTCAGGTACCAGCTACCGCAGCTCCCCTGGCCTTGCCGCCCGCGAAAACCTTTACGCTTGGCGGCATGGTCTCTGTGAAACCGCTTAGCACTCTGTTGGCGGAGGAGGCGACGGCGGAAGCCGTGCGGCGCGCGCAGGAGCAAGCGTCGGAGCCTGTGATTCAGTCGCTTGCGCAGCATATACGGCGTTGCTGGACTCTTGCTAAAGAGGCTAAACGCAGCGTTGAGAAAGACATGCTATCGGCTGTGCGGGCTCGCCGCGGCGAGTACGACCCGGAGGTGTTGCAGCGTATCCGTCAGCAGGGTGGCTCAGAGATTTACATGATGCTGTTCGCTACCAAAGCGCGGCAGGCCAAGGCGCTTATGGCTGACGTGCTTATTGGCTCTGGGACCGAGAAGGCGTGGACGATACAACCGACGCCTGAGCCTGAGTTGCCGCCGCAAGAGGTAGACAGGATCATGCGGTCAGTACAAGAGCAAGTTGCTCAGGCTGAGATGTCGGGTGTTCCGATGCAGGTCTCGGAGATTCGGCAGATGCTTGTGGATGCTAAGCAGGCGTTGGAAAACCAACTTATGGAGACTGCACGCATCTACGCGGCTCGCGCGGAGAGAAAGATTGAGGATGTGTGTGTCGAAGGTGGCTGGTTGGATGCGCTGGATCAGTTTTTGGACGACCTGATGGTGTTCAAGACGGCGTTCATAAAAGGCCCTATTGTTCGCAAGGTCTGTCAGTTGAAATGGGTCAGGGGTCCAGGCGGGGTGTACTCGCCAATTACTGTTTCGGAGCAGCGTTTGGAGTTTGAGCGGGTTGATCCGTTCAACATCTACCCTGCTCCTTGGAGCCGGTCGGTAAACGATGGGTTTTTGATCGAACGGCATCGACTAAGTCGGGCTGAGTTAAGCGCGATGATCGGTGTGGCGGGGTATAACGAGGACGCGATCCGTGCAGTGTTAGACGAGCACGGGGTAGGTGGGTTGCACGAGTGGCTCAGCGTTGACACAGAGCGAGCCAGTGCAGAGAACAAGGACGTAACGGCTGCCAACGTTCAACACTCCGACTTGATAGATGCTTTGCAGTTTTGGGGGTCTGTTAGCGGTAAGATGCTGCGCGAGTGGGGTATGAGCGCAGATGAAGTACCGGATGAAGCCAAAGAGTACGAAGTCGAGTGTTGGCTAATCGGCAACCACGTGATCAAGGCAGTTATCAATCCTGATCCGCTTCAGCGCAGACCGTATTATGCAGACGGTTATAGTCGCGTGCCGGGGGCGTTTTGGCACAACAGCTTGTATGACTGTATCCGCGACTGCCAAGACATGTGTAATAGCGCGGCGCGTGCGCTCGCGAATAATCTAGGTATTGCGTCTGGACCGCAGGTACAGATAAACGTTGATCGCTTGCCGCCCGGAGAAAATCTGACCGAGATGTTCCCGTGGAAAATTTGGCAGGTGACCTCAGACCCGATGGGAAGTTCGACCCGAGCGGTGGATTTTTTCCAGCCGAGTAGTAATGCGGCTGAGTTGATGGGGGTATTCCAGCGGTTTTCGGAACTCGCCGACGAGTATTCCGGTATTCCGCGGTATATGACTGGATTGGTAGGCGGCGAGGGCGGTGCTGGTCGGACGGCGTCTGGTATGTCTATGATGATTAGTAACGCCTCAAAGCAAATCAGACAGTTACTATCTAGTATTGATATACACGTCATTTCTCCGGCTATTGAGCGCACTTACCAGTGGCTAATGCAGTACGACCCTGACCCCATGCTCAAGGGAGATTTGAAGATCGTAGCGCGCGGGGCGATGTCTATTGTGACAAAAGAAGCGGCGCAACTTCGTCGCAACGAGTTCTTGATGGCGACGGGCAATCCGGTTGATCTTCAGATTATTGGGCTAGAAGGTCGTGCGGAGATTTTGCGAGAGGCGGCGAAGGGATTGAATCTCAACCCCGACAAGATTGTACCGCCGGTGTCTGTGTTGAAGCAGCGCGCCGCAGCGGCTCAGATAGCCGCTATGCAGCAACAGCAGCAACAGCAGCAAGCAGTCCCGTCGAACGACCAAACTTTGCAGGATGGAGCGCCGGTAGCAGACTACTTTTCTCCTAAATAGTCTTGCCTATTGACAAATTTCTTTGGATGTGATTATGATTGATCGTAAAGACGAGGTTGAGTTGTTTGCTTTCCTAGCTAGACAGACAAAGCTGAGGGATTGGCTCAACTCAAAACTCGAAGCTGAACTTAAGGTGCTTGTCCAGAATCAAGATGTGGAACAACTTCGCAAGGCTCAAGGTAAAGCCCAGCTCTTGCAGCACATGCTTGAGCTTTTGGACAAGGCTCCCGCTGCCGCAAGGCAGTAATAGTCGCCCCGGCGCAAGCAGTGTTGCCCGCCGGTTTTTATAGACCTGAGAGGCATTTGCTTCAGGAGAAAGTTCAATGTCACTACCACCCGCAATTCAGGCTCAAGTCGAGGCCGCCGAGGCTGTCATTGCTGAAATGAATAAGCAGGCAGAATCTCAGCAAACAAATGCTGAGGCTGCGCCGCCCGACCAGCCGCAAATGAAGGAGGTGGAGCAGCCGCAAGCTGCGGCTCCCGCGCCGACTCAACAGCAAGTTGACCCTTGGGAACACAAGTACCGAACCTTGCAAGGTAGGTACAACAGCGACGTTCCACGTCTTCAAGCGCAAGTCAATGAGCTAAAAGCTCAATTGGAGCAAGCTCTTGCAAAGCTGAACGAGGTCAGCAAGCAGCAGGTTGAGAAAGAGCCGAAGGAGCGCAAACTTGTGGCGGACCCGCAGGATGTTGAGGCGTTCGGCCAAGACCTTGTGGAAATGGTGCAGCGAGTTGCTGAGCGTTTGTTTGGTAACGCCGCTATCGAGGTTCAGCGTACTTTTGCTCAGTTTGAGCAGCGATTGTCTAAGTTGGAAGACGCTCTGCGCGGCACCACTCAGACAGTGGCGATGACGGCTGAGCAGGCGTTCTTTGACCGTTTGACGAAGCTAGTTCCGAATTGGGAAGAGATCAACTCGAACCAGGCTTTCTTGGATTGGCTTGCGGAGATTGACCCAGTTTACGGACAACCGCGTCAGGCAGCCTTGAACGTTGCGCAACAAACCTTGAACGCGGACCGCGCGGCAAACGTGTTTAAGGCGTTTCTTGCTACTCTTCCACAGACGCCGAGGTCTAACCCTGTGGAAAAACAAGTAAGTCCCAAGTCTGTGGCGTCATCTGCGCCCAACGAAATGGACAACAAGCCCATCTTTACGCAAGCTCAAATTAAGGCTTTCTATGATGATGTGGCGCGAGGTCTGTATCGTGGGCGGGCGCAGGAGATGCAACAGATTGAGGCTAAGATCAACGCCGCCATCGCAGAAGGCCGAGTGCGCTAAAATATGCGAGGGCGGGCAAATTTTAGGAGTTTATCATGTCAGCAGTTTTTCCTGTTCAATCTCCGTTCAACACGAACCCGTCCTATTCTGGTGCGTTTATCCCGACTGTCTGGTCGGCTAAGCTAAACGCTAAGTTCTACGCTGCCTCAGTGTATGGCGAGATCGCCAACACCAACTGGCAGGGTGAAATCAGTGGCATGGGCGACAAAGTGGTGATCAACACCGCTCCGACCATCACTGTACAGAACTATACGGCCGGCGGTGGGGTAACTTATCAGGTTCCGACGCCCAACACGGTGGAGTTGTTGATTGACAAAGGTAAGTATTTTGCCTTCCAGATCAACGATGTCCTGGAATATCAAGCTAAGCCAAACTTGCTCGACATGTTTGCGAGCGACGCGGCGGAGCAGATGCGTGTTGCCATTGACTCTAACGTGCTGTACAACACCGCGTTTGATGGCGCTGCTGCTAACAAAGGCAGTACCGCTGGTGCGAAGTCCGGCGCGTATAACATGGGTACAGATACAACTCCCGTGGCTCTGACCGCTGCAAATGTGGTTCAGAAAATTTTGGAGATGGCGTCGGTTCTTGACGAGCAAAATGTCCCGGACACCGACCGTTATTTGGTGATTGATCCGTTGACTCGTGCTTTGCTGTTCCAGTCTGAACTGGCGAAGGCCTACTCGACCGGTGACAGCGTCAGCCCGGTGCGTAACGGTAAAATCGGTACTATCGACCGTTTTACTGTCTACGTCACAAACCAGCTTCCTCGTGGGGCGGCAGGTACGGGCGCGGCTGCTGCGTGGGTCTCAGGCGATGGTTCTGAGTCTACTATTCAACCAGCCGGTACTTTGGCTAAGCGCCGTGCCATCATCGCTGGTCATAAGAGCGCGATTACATTCGCTTCGCAGATCACGAAGATGGAGACTATCCGCAACCCCAACGACTTTGGTGATTACATTCGCTCGCTGAATGTTTACGGGTTCAAGGTTGTCAAGCCTGAGGCGCTTGCCCTGATGGTCGTCGCTTCTTGATACGTCGAGCAGTAGACGGTAGAATGGCTCAGTCTCAAAACTGGGCCATTCTTTTTAGGTGGCGATAATGGTACCTGTAAGCGCTTTTTTCAGCCGTCTGATACCTCACGTAGTGGGTTGCCCCGAGCCACTCGCGCATCAAGCTGTAGTTGATTCTGCCATCGCGCTTTGTGACCAGGCGTTGGTTGTCCAAATCGACTTAGATCCGGTTTCTGTTATTCGGGGACTGGCCGACTATGAGCTGGAAATGCCGAGCCAACAGAGGTTGTCGCAGGTAATAAATGTCGGGTTGGAACACCGCGCACTCACGCCAGTGCCGAGTTATCAGGTGGGGGTGGTTAGCGATGTATCTGGCCAGCCCAAGTATTATTTTAGCCGTGACATCGACGAGATTTTGCAGCTTCGGTTGTTCCCAACTCCAGACAGGGATTACCAAGACGAGCTGCGAGTGCGAGTAGCAACCAGACCGACTAGGGACGCTACTCGGCTACATCAGTCATTGTTCAATGATTGGTCTGAGGCAGTAGTGGAAGGCGCGCTTGCGCGTCTGTACGATACACCCGGTCAGGCGTTTTCTAGCGAAGCCAAGGCCATGTTGCTGTATAAAAAGGTCCGGGCT